CTTTTATCAACAGGAACACCACCTTCTATTTCAAAAGGTCTACCACCAATTCCTGTATCTTGATAATCTACTACATTTGTAGGTGTGTCTTTAGGATTAAAATTTTTTAATTCTTCTTGTAATTTATATCCTGCTTCAAAAGCTCTTTTAGCTCTTGCTTTTTCTGATGGTATTAATGGATCATTATAGTATTCTTCTGCAAAACCTATTAAATCACCTATAAAATAGTCCAATAATTCTTTTTCTTGTTTTGTACTTATCGTGTAAATTTGTTGATAACCTTTTCCTTTTTTTACAATTCTTGTTTCTAAATTATTTGCAAGTTCTACCATATCAATATCTGCATAATCTTCATTTAACATTTCTGCAACTTCTAATAACTTTGCACCTGGATCAGAAGAAATATCTATTAATGAGCCAGGTATTGCTATTTCAATAACATCATCTACTACATTTGTAGGTGTATCTGTTATATTTTCTATAATCATATTATCAGGTATAGTGTCAGGAACTTCATTTAAAATATCTTCAGCTTCAAATATTGACATTCCTGCATTTTCTCTAAGAAACTTATCAAATTCTGTACGCATACCTGGATCAGTAAAAGCTAAGCCTGTTTTAAAAAAGTCATCAGTCATAAATGCATTATTTACTTCTACATCTGATAAACCTAATTCTTTTAATTTATCTAATGCAAATTTGTTTGTAAAGTCCATTTCAAAATCTGTTAATTTATTACCTTCTTCAGCAATTTTTCCTAAATTACTCCAATACCATTGTGCTATTTCTTTTTGTGCTGTTTTAATAAATTGTTCATTAGCACCATAACTTTTTAATAATTCTGGTAAAGGTTGCATACTTCCATACGATGTAAAACTATTGCGTAACTCCAAAAGTATCTCTTGTCTTGACAGTTTACTCATAGCATTTAAATAATCTAATTGTTCTTTTGTGGGTTGATAACCAGTTTCAGCAATTATTTGTTCAATATATTCTTGTTCATTCATTATTTACCACGACTTTCAATTATCTTCAGCCATTGTTAGTCATTCCTCATAATTTCAGCAATCTTATCACCAATAAATCCAAAGTTACCTTTTGGTTTAGGACCACCAGGAATAACACCAAAGTATTGACCTACTAATGTTTTCCATGTCTCTATTAAATCATCTAAATCTTCTTGTATATATCTTTTTTGTCCCATTGCTTCTTGTTGTGCTTTTCTACTCATAGCTTCTCTATACGGCATAACATCTACGTACTGATCATTATCTTGTTGTGGTTGTGTTGTTGTAGTAGTAGGCATAGTAGTAGTTGTTGTTGGTGGCATAGTAGTTGTAGTAGTAGGAGTTACTTCACCTTCTGTAGTTAAAAAATTGTATTCTTTATTTACTCTGTTTATTTCACCGTCAGTATCTACCATGTCTAACATAATATCATTGACAATGTCGTAATTACCATTAGCTAAACTTCTGTATAAATATGCACCTTTGATTGTTCCTGCACCTCTATTAAATGTAGCACTAACCATGTAATCAAATTCACGTGGTGTTAACTCTACATTGTATTCTTTCATTCTATTTTTTACAAATTCTTCATTTTGAGTAACGTCCATAATAAATACTTCTAATGCTTCTTCTTCTGTTATTGTATCTCCTACTTTAAAATCGTAGGTGCCAGGTGCTGCTGTATGACCATAACCTATAGTCAATGTTCCATTTACAGGATCTCCTGGTTGTGCTGGTTCTGGAGGATAGATACCGTCATAGTATGCAAAAGGTACAAACTCCTCTACTTCTTTGAGAAACTCTGAACCTTCTTCAGATAAACCGTATTCGTTATCCACCGCTAGCCAACCTGGACATACCGTCAAGAGTGCTAAACAGGTAGCTAAGATCATTTCGTTCCTGGGTTGCTTGTTCTGTTGCTTTTACTTCTGCACCTAATACAGCGTCAGCATAATCTTGTAATTGTGCTGTTGGTGTTTCAGGTACAGTTAAGTTCTTATCAGCACCAGGAAACATACGTTGTGCAAGATCGTAATTCTTGTTAAAGTTTGCTACTGCTGTTTCGTAATTTTTACTTGCTTCTGTATAAAAATCTGCAAATGCAACCATCTCTGCTTCAGATAATTCTCTGTTTATTCCTATGGCACGTAATGCACCATCTACTTCTGCTTTAATCTGTGACGGTGAAGGTTCTACAAATACTTTAGGAAGTAATGGTGGTCTCTTGTATAATCTTTGCTTTTCATCTGCTAAATGTTGACCAATGTCTGTTAACTCATAGTTAGCATTTGTCATAGCTTCTAACATAGCTGCTTGACTTTTATCACCCCAACTACCCTGCTCAAAAAACCAATCATCATACGATAAATAACCTGCTTGTAATAAATCTGTCTGTACTTGCAATCTCTCCTGCGGTAACATATTGTATCCAATTTGAATATGATCCATATTTCCATACTGTCTAGCTGCTTGTTCTTCTGTTAGTGTTATTGTCTCTGCTGCTAAATCACCTGGTGTTAATTCTCTGCCTTCTTCAAATACTGCTGCTAAATCTGGGTTTTTATATATTGTATATCCTGGTGTAATTCCACCAAACAAACCATAACTTAATGGTGATATTTGTGCTTCTAATGCAGATAACGCTTGATCAACAATAGCTTTTTCTTGACTTTGTATTACTGTATAGTTTCCATCTAATTGTCCTTCTTGTAATTTGACTAATTCACTCTCAGTTACATTTTTTTTCTCTATTGAACCAGTAGAATTATTAATTATAGTTATAGCACCGCCTACTTCTTTAACAGTCTTGTATGTGCCATCTGATATATCTTTAACGTTATTTAAAAAATCACCACTAAATTCATATTTACCTGGTTCACCTGTCATTATTGGTTCGTACAATACTGTAGGTTGTGTTCTAAATCCTTGTTTAGGTACTTTTGTTATAGCTGGATCTTGTTCTCTAAATGCCTGCAATGATGTAGAAGGTGCGTCAAAATTCTTTTTATATCTATCGTATTCTGCTGATGAAAACAATACAATACCTTTACCACCACCTGGTTTAACTATTGCACCTAACTGTTCTGTTTCGTCATACCATGTATCTAATTTATCTACTAAGAAATCAAAGTATCCTTGTGCTTCTTCATCATCTGCCATAATGATACCTGCTGATATATCAAAACCTTTAAGTATATCTGTGACTATATCTTGTGGAGAATTAACTAGCCATGATGTGTAAGTTCCTGGTGAGTATCCTCTAGGTTTGCCTTCTAATTCAACATTTGCAATAGCTTCATTTAAAGCATTCTCCATAACCTTCTTAGTTGTATTATTTATACCTAATCCAGTTTCACTTTCTTTATTAATACTTTGGTCATATATAGCCAATGTAGTATTTACTTTTGCAATAAACAACTCATTAGATATAACTTCTTTTACTAATGCGTCTAATTCTTTTGATATAGCAGAACTGTCATCTAATTGTCTTTGCTGTTTAATGCTATCTACTATTGCTTGTTTATATTCTTCTGTCACGCTTCTCCCTGCTGTATGGGCAGATATGCACCATATTCTAACATTGTATCATAATCATACTCTAAATCTTCTAAGAATTGTGTTCTCTCTTGAAATAATGGTAACAACAAGTTTTGTGCTACTACATAAAAGTCATCATTATCTGCTGATATTCTTCCAATAAAATCTCTTAGCTGTTGTCTTTCAAGCAACATAGTACGTGATGTTCTCCAACCATTTGCTGATAAACCACGTCCTAAAGATTTTTTTTCTAATATCTGTATGTAATCTAATACTTGATTTATAGCTTTACCTGTATCAGAGTTGTTTAACTTAGTATTGTTTTTCCATTGTTTTAATTCTTGAAACTGTTGATCTAACGTACCACGTTGTGGTAATCCTGGTATTGTTGTATCAAATCCTGGAAATCTCTGTGCTGCAATATTTCTTTTAACTGCTAACAATCGTGAACGTTGTTTAGCTTGATATGGATCTGTAATGTCAAACTGTTGTAATGTAGCTATACGTTCTTCTTCCATAAAGAACTCACCTAATCTCTGGTTACGTGTTGCTAACCATTCCTCTGGTGTTAATGGTTCACGTTGTTCATTAAATATAGTTCTTGTATATGCTTCATAATCAAATGCACCACCACCACCATTAGGTACAGCATAAAACGCTGTCAATGGATATTCATCAAATAACTCTGGATTTTCTTTTTCAAACTGTACTCCACGCTCATCTACTGGTCTAGGTTCTACAACAATAGATTTAGGTGTTGCTATATCTAATGGGTTAAAACCAAACTCATCAATAAAGTATTTAGTCGCAGAGTAATTATCTCCAGGTGCAAATAAGTAATTACCTGTAACTGGATCTCTTGGCGGTGTTTCAATTAATTCTCTGTATCTATCTGCAAGTATCTGCATGGAATATAAAGAACCAGCATTATCTGGATTGCCAATATCAAATCTTGGATTTAATCCAGTAGGACCAACAAACTGTGAAAATGCTTTAATTAATGTAATATTTCTAGCAATGCTTCTTGATTTTTTTAACAATTCACTTTGTTGTTCTGGTGTCATATCATCTTCACCATTAGCTTTTAATACTCTATATACGTCAATAGTTGTATTAGCTGCAATACGTGATAGTTCACCTGGAGGTGCGTCCTCATTAAACATAAACATTGCACGGATACCATTCTTTAACCAAGCTGGAACACCTGCTTCTTGCAACAAATCACCAGGAGTTTTTACTGTAGGCAATCCATAAGGAAATAAAAATTTCTGTGTTTCTTCAAACTTAGGTGTACCTTCTAATACAAATGAAGCAGGTATAGCTGCTACTGGTCCAATACCAGGTACTATTTCTAATGCTAAGTTAAGAGAACCAGCATAACCAGGTAGTCGTACTCCAACATTTCTATCTGCACCAAACAATGCGTCTGATACTAATTCATTTACTACTGGATAATAAAATACTTCCTCACCTGTAATTTCATCTTCTGTTAAAAATCCTTCACCTTCTACAGGACTAAATGGATTTTCTTCTCGTAATGCTTGTACTGTTACTTGACCTCTACGTATAATTTCTGGGTTTTCTGCAAGTAATTTAGACCATGTAGATAAAATTTCTACGTATGCTTCACCGAATGGAAATAATCCTCTTAGGTTATATGTCATTTTATTACGTTTACTTAAATCGTATAGTAGGTCTTGTAATTCAGTTAAAGCAATAGACTTAGCAAAATCATCAATATATTCTGCGTCAATTAATTCATCTGTAAATCCTGCTGCTACATTAAGTTCTTCTAGTTCTAATTCATATTGCTTCTTAGTATTATCAAATCCTTTAACTAATTCTTGTTTTTTATTTTCAATTACTTTGTCATAGTTTTCTTTAAAGTCATCAAATCTTTTATCTACATCTTCAAAGTCTTTACCAAGTTTTTTAATTTTGTTAGCTTTGTATTTAGATAATGTTTCAAATCCTTCTTCCATGTCGTCATAATATGCGTTATAATAACCGCCATATTCTTCCATGATAAGTTTTTCTTCATAATCTGCATAAGCGTTTTGTTTAGATTGATATTCTTCGTATAGTTTTTTAAACTCTGGATCATCATCTATTTCTCTACTTAATTTATCTTCTAATTCATCTAATTGTTTTTGTAAACTTAATTTAGCTTTTTGTAGTTCATTGTATTTAATTGTTTGTTGTTTTGTATTGTCAATATACTTTGTACCTATTTTTGCGTCTGCCTCATTTAATTGTTTTACTCTACGTTCAAACATATCTAAATTAATTTCTACATCACGTTTACGTAATTTACTTGGTTCAATACCAATATCTGCTTTTATAGAATTTAATAAGTTTTCATTTGGTATGTTTGCTTTTCTTGCACCTTGTACTTTGTATGTCTTACCACCTTGTTTAAATGTTTTACCTTCTAACAGTGCTGTTCTCATAGCAGGTGTCATTCGTGGTGATAAGTCATATACTGCACGCCAGTATGCTTGTCTAAATACAGGAGAACGTGAAGCATTGTCTGTTCTCTGTCCCATAATTACATCAAAAGCATTTTCAATAAAGTTATCCATAAATGTTGCGTCATCTATCAAAGTACCTTCTCTAGCTGTTGGTAGATAATCTGGAATGTTTTTCCCATAGTTTTTTAAAAATCCACTATAAAAATCATTGACTTTCATTCTTGAAGTGTCTCTACCTAATTTATTAAAACCTTGTGCAAACATATCAAAAACTTCATCAAGTGTGCCTTCAGCACCTAACATATCTACACCTCTTTGATTTAATCTATCTAACTGTCCTGTTATTATCATTTCATATAAATTTTCATTACGTGTTCTATCTATACGTAATGGATAAGGATTTTTAGAAAAATCTATTTCATCAAAATCAAACTTGCCCAATAAATCTACAAATACATTTACATCTTGATCGAATGCACCACCGCTAACTTGTTGTAATCTAGCTTCTAATTGTTTAGCATATACATATCTACCACCTGCTGTGCTTACAACATCTTCGTAATTTTGACCACCTTTTGCGTATTCTGCAATAACTTCTTTAACTTCGTCACTTTCACCTTTTATCCATTCACGTAATGCTTTTTGTCTAGCTTCAGGTGTAGTCTTTTTAAAAAACAATATTTTAAATAAATCGTCTTGATAAATCTTAGCTACTTCATTTACCCAAGATCGAACGACTTTATTTGCTTTTGCCTTTTTATTATTATAAGCAGTATAAAAATCACCTTCTGTATCAAGTAAATCTCCTAATTCTTTTCTTACATCTAGCACGTCATAATCATGTGGTCCAGGTTTTTTTCTTCTTCCTTCCTGCCTTCTAGCTGCTCTACTTGCACCACCAAATGCTTCATCATTATTGTTAGCACCACGCATACGTGATGAACCTTGTATCCATTCTTTACTTTCATCTAATGGATTACCAAACAAATCTAAAAACTCTACATCTTTTTGTGTCCATCTCTTTACATCTTTAGCGTCAGCTTTTTTAAGTAATGACAAAGAGATTAAAGATAGAGGTCTTGAAAATATATTGTCATAACCTCTTGTATACATACGTAATTGTTCTTCACCTACAACACGAAGCAACCATGCACCACGTAACAAAACAAATGGTTTCCAAAACTCTGTATAGTATTTATCTACATTTTTACTAATAATACCTTTTTGCATTGATTTAGGATACTTTGCTAAAAATGCGTCAAATGCTTCACTACCACCCATTTTATTTCTAAGTATTGACATAGAGTTCATAGCTTTAGCTAAACCACCTGCGTCTGGCATAGGTATTGTTCTGTTAATAAACTCTGTAGTTTGTGCAGGACTAGGAGTAGTTTTCATAACACCATCAATAGTTATTGGTTTTAACTCCATACCAGGATTTATTACGTTGTCACCTGTAAACCCATCAATAAAATACTTACGCATATCTTCATAAGTTTCTTCAAATATACGTGTAAATGCGTCTGCGTCTTTTTGACTTACTTGAAAATTATCTACTAAATCTCTACCTACTTCTTCTAACATATTTGTTGCTACGTTAAATAATCCTGCACGGTCACCTTCTTCTAATCCTATAGCTTGACGTAATATATTATCTTTTGTGTTTCTATTTAATGTTGTTTGATCTAACCATTTTTTTATCTGATCAAAAGATTGTTCTATATTTTCTGCGTCTAAATATCGTAATGGTAAGTCTTTAGTATATGTTGACATTACTCTTGCCATTCTGCTATTACTATCCATTAATGAAAGTCTTATTACTTTTTTAGCACCAAATAGTTGTCCTGTACCTTCTGGAACACCTTTAGCTATTGCTTCTGTTGCACCACCTAAAAATCTACCTATTGCACCTACTGTTGGTTTTGTAGTTCCAAATGGTAAATCTTTAAATCCTATAGATTGATCTATAAGATTAGCCATGTCAATAACTTTTTCGTCTGCTGTTTTAGTAAAGTCTTGTGATATACGCATAAAACGTTGTATAACTTTTGGATCAGTAATACCTGTAATATCCATAAACTTACTTTCAGAATTTATATTGGATAAATATTTAACAAGTTTCATTCCGCCTGGATCTTTGTTAAGATAATCTGTTACAGATTTAGGACTAATAAACGAAAGTCCCCAACCACGTTTAACTACTCCTAACTCTGCAAGTTCTGCTTGTGACATTTTTTTAACGTCTTTAACATCTATACCTTTTAATTGTGCAATTAAATTATCACTTGCTCTTAATGTTTTAGCTGACTTTCTAGCTGCACCTATACCTAATGTAAGGTAGTTAGAAGGATCTAAAAACAATGCTTTACCTGCGTCAAGTATTCCAGATACAACATTAAAACCTTTTGTTCCTGGTTCTGCAACACCAAGTGCTAATGTTCTACCTAGTGATATAGGTACCTTAACATCTTCTCCAGTACCTAATTGTCTTGTAATATTAAATTGACCACTTTCCTCTTGCATACGCCTATCTATTTCTGTAATAGCAGAACCTAATTGATTTTGTATTATGCTTTGCGCTCTTTGGTTATCAAATCCAGATTGTATTAAATATTTATATTCATCATAATATTCACTATTAGGATTGTTAGGATCAAATACTTCTGAATTAGGAAGTAAGCCATCACCTAAATTAATTTCTTTACCTTGTGCTAAATTTTTAAATACTTGTTTTACTGTAGATTTACCAGATTGTGCGTATGCGTCTCTAAATGTTAATTGCTCTGCATTATCACCTATTGTTGCAGCAATCATAGAATTAATAGGTCTGTCAACTGTAGTTCTATACAAATCTTCTAATGCAAGTAAACCAAAACGTACTGCACCTTTGAGTGGATCAAATATCTTATCTACTGTAGATTGTTTATTATGTTCAAGTATTCTCTCTGATAATGTACTTAATACTTCTGCTTCTGGTTTAACTTGTAACATAGTAAGAGATGTAATAACATCTGGCGAAAAGTTTGGATAGAGTTTAGCTATAGCAGTAGCACGGTCTGCGTCTGCTTTTGTTACACTTGCTTTTGCTCTATTCCATTGCGTTTTTCTAGCAAGTATCTCTTTATATAAATCTTGTTCCGATTTAGGATCGTCAAAATAAAATACACCCATGTGTTACCCGAATTGTTGTGGCGTTCTATTTATTTTTTGACTTGCAAATTGCAATAAACTTATTAATTCTGCTGTTGGATTAGCTTGTGCCATTGCTCTTATTAACATTACATCATCTGGTTCTAACAACGTGCTTTCTTGTTGTTGCAAACTAGACGGTGTGGTAATTGGAGTTCCATCACCTTCTGTAAAAATATCAGCTACTCCTGGTGCCATTGGTTGTAATGGTTGCGGGGTTCCTGTAACTTGTGGTTGTGGTGTAGGTTCTGTTCCTTCTTCTCCTGGTATTGTACCTTGCCTTACTTGATTTACAAGTGCTGCTTCTTCACCAGCGCTTTCATTAACCATACCTCTAACATCTTCTATGCTAGGTGCAACACTATCTGTTCTTCTGCTTAAACTTCCAGGACCACTTACTGCTGCTGGTCTTGCAGGTGCAGTATTTTTCTTTACCCTACTTCCTCTATCTCTGCTACTACCATTCGCCATTTATATCTCCTATATCTTCTTGTGGACCAAACATTATTATTAGTCCATTAGGTATGTATTGTACTATCATTCCTTGTGGAAATCCTGATACTGTTGGTTCTTCTTCATTACCATACAATTCATAATCTTCTATTTCTTCTGTTGTTTTCTGCCATACATCAAACAATACTGTATTGCATATATCAGCAAATTGATAATTTAATTTATCTCTTTCGTTCATTGTTGAATACCGCCTAATAGTAATGAACGTATATCTGGTGCTGGACCTTGTGGTATAGCTTGACCGCCACCCATCATTTGTTCTAACATTGCTGCTTCACCTTCTGGTACTTCTGGTTCTTCTGCTGTATAAAATTTATCTAAGATTGCTTGCATGCCATCTGGATCTTTGTATATTTGCACAAGTGCCATAGTTGCTTTAGGATCTCCTTGACTTGCTTGTACCTTTAATGTTTCAAATA